ACCTAATCTTATCTGTATACTTGTCATAAAAAGCCTGAATAAGAATGCCGTCAACTTTCTCAGATGCTAAAAACGGCTGTTCAGACATTTTCTTTGCAAGATTAGCTAGATTACCGTCCAAATACTCATTCATATTAAAAAACTTTTCATACGGAAAAGAAACTACATCTCCTGTTTCAGTATCAAATGTAATGCCTCTAGACATTCTCATCTGTAAAGACCACTTAGGTTTTCTAGACTGATCCATCTCCTTATTGATTGAGTTAAAAAAGAAATTATCTGCATAATTAAGCGTCACATAGTGTCCATCTTTACTGAATGAAACATTGACATAATTAGACAGCTTATCACCAGATTCAGAATTGAATTCATGATCGGTCAAGCCAAAATATTTAGAAAGAACTTCTCGATTAGATGTATTAGTAAAGTCTCTAAATTTAGCTCTATCAGTTAAGCCATGATCACGAAGAAATTTTACGAATGACTGTAGCTTTTCTTTTCCCTGATTGAGAGCTGATTCACGCTCCTTAGCTGATAGATTGAAATATCCATCAGATGTTTTCATCATGCGAACATTAGATGTCTTTGGAGGTGCTTTCTCAGAAGGCTGAAGAACCTCTCTACGAGGAGTGATCGCTGCCACTTCCTCTATCTTCTTAATGCGCGGATGAGGTACATAATCAGGTTTCTTAGTACGACGTTTTTGTTCGGTATAAAAATACTGAAGAGTACCGTCTGGACGCATGACGCGACGAATGTACTTATGTCCCGGGCGTTCTTCGCCCTTTTTGGCTTTTATAAGGATAATCATGTACTCTCGTCAAACCTCAGCAATTTAATTTATAAATTAACAATCTTTGCCCGTCTTTCGCATAGATTTAAATACATTCGAACCCTTTTTCGATATAAATGTAGTAACCTTAATATATGAATTAAAAATAATTTTCAATATCATTTTAACCTCGTACTGCTTCTATGACTTTATCAGCAGTCACAAAAACATTCGGATCATGTTTTACTCCATCCCACACACCAAACTGCATAGATCGGAGATATTTTCTAGCTTTTAAAAGATTCTTGTTTTCCTTATAGCCAAAAATGTTCGGATCAGAAACACCCCAGAGCACTATTCCCGGCTTGCCAATCAAATGAGCAAGATGTGGGAGAAAATTGTCCACTGAAATCCATGTATAACAATCTTGAACCAGTTTCCCCACCTCACGAAGGTGAAGATTTTTCCTAAAATCCTCTACTAGTTTCTTCTCTCCATTGACGCCTATTTGAACAATGTCATACTCGTCTTCTAAGCCTGCTATTACCTTCTCCCACCATGGATAGTTCTTAGCATTATAAGTCCCATCCTTTAGAATTCTAGACCAAGGGCTAATCAAGATAAAGTTTTTCATAAGCCTCTAGCATGCTCCTTTTCCAGTTGTACTTAGACATCCACTCATAAATGCCCGTTTCCTTGACGCCCCACGCTGCAGCCTCAGAGAGGGGCTTAACTATTACATTCGGAAGATTCTCAAAAGCCTCCATTGATGTGCAGAAGATGACAAGTTTCTTGTGCTGTTCAAGCAGCCTCGGAATGATATTGACAAACATCAGATGATCGCCAAGACCATGTAAAAGGGCTATCATTTTGTAGCCCCACTTAGCTAACTCTTTTCTGAATATCTCTTCATCGTGTTCCCAAAGAGTAGAATCATCCTGAGTCCTGATTCCACCTTCAGGATTTCTATAGTGCCAAGTTATGGCTGACCGGTCGACGAGGAGCTTGTAGCCAGCCTGGAACAGCCTGTGTGAGAATATTGTCTCTTCTCTATGAGCAACCTGAGAAAGCTCCAAACAGTAATCAACGATGTTTGTTCTATATAAGAACGAACTATAGAGGTGCTCAACTTCAACTACCCCTGTGCCTCTGCACCACTGAATGTTGGGTGCTCTAGTTATGTCGAGCAAATTGAGAGCATACCAATCATGATATGCCTCACCTCCAGGAGTAACTACTGAACCTGCAACTGCTCCTACATCATCTTTCATATGCGATAATAGTTTTTCTAAAACATCGGGATTTGCAATTGTATCGTCATCTAATCTCCACACATAATCAAAGTCTGAAGTATTAGCTTTTTGATGAGCATGATGCTGACCAACTCCATTGGTGAATGAAACCTCCCATTTTATATCAACAGCATCAAGATTCTTGAAAAAATATTGATATATCGAGAATTCTCTTAGATCTTTATGTTCACCATCATCATAGATAATAAGCTTATCGGGCTTTCTTGTTTGTGAAATGACAGATGCTATAGCAAGAGGTAGTGTTGTAAAATATCGTCCCTTTGTGGGTATACAACATAAAACAGAGGGTCGAACAGGCCACTTCATGAGCATTAATCCCCAAGAAGAATCGTTCATTCCAACAATCTGACCTTTATCAAGCATCAAGTAATAATTAAAATCTTTAAAATCATCTTTATTAAGCCCAAAGAGCTTATGATGCTCAGAATGCCGTGTCTCATTAAATGGCGCAGAAGCTAATAAACACTTACAATGCTTTTTTAATTCTTGTGCTAATTCTTTACCATTTTCTAAATGCTCTAAAATCTCGAAAGCAATAATTGTGTCATATTGATCGCATGTAGTAATAAAATCATTGATGTCAGCACAAATGAAATTATGATTTTCATCACCAAAATTTTCTTTTGCAAATTCTATTATTTTCGTGTCGTAATCTACACCAACATATTCGATATTTTTTGGAAGAAGTCTCACACCATATCCACTAGAACAACCGATATCTAAAATTTTCTTCCCAACAAGATTTTTTGCAGCCCATTCATATCGAGCCTTTTCTCTTGGAAGCAAAGCATCATTCTTCCCGGCTACAAATCTCTCTCCATCATTACCAAGTCTGATCTGATTGTTGGGATATCGATCAATAAGAATCTTAGTATTTCTATCAAAGTGTTCTGTCCAATCAGGAAAATCATGAACAGTAGCTTCACCTCTATGCCAAACAGGCACTGATCCAATAATACCTTCAGGACCTCTATCGGTCATTTGACCTGCAACAGCTAATTCATATCCTAAAGAAACCGCCTTGATACAAAAGTCGGTATCTTCGCCAGCTCCCTTGCCAAATGCCTCATCTAATAAACCAATTTTGTCAAAGAGCTCTCTCTTTATCATTGCGCAGAAGAAGATAATAAATTCGCGCTGAATGGCTGGGCTAACAGAAAGTGAAGGCCCAGTTATGCCGACCTTTGAGTTTCTTTCAAAGGGTTCAAGAAGCATGTTAATTGCAGTATCTTTAGCTTGGTCAAGGAAAAAACAATCATTATTAAGAAGAAGAATGTATTCTCCCTTTGCAATTTTTATTCCTTCGTTGTTAGCCTTTGAATAACCCAGCGGATTATCATACCAAAGAAGTTTAAAGGGCTCTCCAAGGCTTTCAACATATTCTCTAGTTCCGTCTGTACATCCGTTAGCAACTATTATCACCTCTTTATCTTCGAGATTGCAATATTTCTGAATAGTCTCACAGCAAGGCTTTAAACAATCGTCCAAATGATTCAATGTCCCTATGACGATTGATACTTTTATCTTACCAGAACTCTTTTTATCCATTAAATCTCTATACCATTTTGAATCCCACTTCTTACCAAGAATCAACGCATTGCGGTTTAGTCTTTCCATCATATTTGACATCTGGACAATGGTAGTGCCGCCCTTATGTGTTACTGGTAGAGCAATGGACTTCAAATCATATCCAGCATTTGAAACTTTTATACACAAATCTACATCTTCACAAGTTCCATCAGCAAAAACTTCATCAAACATACCGAACTTTTCAAAGAGCTCTTTTTTCATCATTGCGCAATAGAATATAACAAAATCTCTATCTGTTTCCATATTATGACGCATTTGAGCGCCAGCAATGCCAAGTCTTGGATTCTTTTCAAATTCAGATAATAATCGATCTATGGGCCAAGATGCTGTAAAAAAAGCATCGTTGTTCAAAAAGAGAAGATATTCACCTTTAGCTATTTTAGCAGCCTCATTGTTTGGGACAGCAAAGCCCATTGGTTTGTCCCACCAAAGAAGCTTAAAAGGCTCACCAAGAGATTCAACATATTCTCTAGTTCCGTCGGTGCATCCATTAGCTGCTATAATGACTTCTTTGTCTTCCAGATTAATATACTTCTTAATTGCGTTTATGCAGGGCTTTAAGCAATCTTCCAAATGATTCAACGTCGGTATGATTATTGACACTTTTATCATGCTACAACTCCTTAAATATTATTGTATTA